ATCTCTTTTTGTTTTTATTCTTTCTGTCCAAATGTGATCTTCTCCCCACCCAGAACTGTCTGCGGTTTCTCTAGCTTCATGTTTGTCTTTTACAACACCTATTACCATTCCACGTGGATAATCTAAATCTAAGTCATTGTCAAGATCAGGCGTTAAAATCATATAACAATTTTTCCATTCTTTGTATGTAGGTACTTCTACTTTTTTAATGTGTTTCACTCCAGTTATCTCCTATGTGATATTCACCATCTAAAGGACACTTCATATTGAAAGCAAGTCCTGCGTTTTGTATTGCCTTTATACCTAGCTCACCTACAAGTTTAGCATCTTTCTTTATAACTTCTATCTGCCATTCATCGTGTATGTTAGCTACAAAGTGAGCATCTAAATCATTGTCTATGATGTAACTGTTGAGTAGCTCTAATGCTTTCTTCATTACGATACTACCACCGCCCTGCAGTAAAGCATTGAGGGCTGAGTGTGCTGACCTAATGTATATCTTTCTACCATCTAATCCTTTAATGAAGCCCTTAGCTGATGCTCTTGTAACTCTGTCTTTGAGATTTTTAAGTGATGGGAGATTATCGAGGAAACGTTGTTTAAGTCTTTGACCATCTTGTTTGCCTCCTCCAACCACTGTTCCCAGCTTTTCATTTCCTGCTCCGTATATAAAGGCATAGATGAATGTCTTCGCCTGATTTCTTGATTCAAGTCCTGCAAGGTTTTGATTAGCGGTGTGTATATCCCCATGTAAAATTTCATTAGTAAAGTCCTCATCATTCATATAGTGGGCAAGCATTCTCAGTTCTAATCCAGAGGCATCAATACCTACTAGATTATAATCTTTAGGAACTGTCCAACAAGCACGACACTCTGTCCCATAAGGAGCATTAGAGTTAGGTACTTGAGCAAGGTTAGGTTCTCTATGCGTCATCCTTCCTGTGATTGTACCATTAGGATTTACAAAACCATGTACCCTATCTATACTATCTACATTATCTATCCAAGATTTTATCTGTGCTATTCTTTTCTGATACATAAGATAGTCAGCAATAAGCGTAGCTTGAGGGATACCCTTTATATTTTTAAGAGTACCCTCGTCTACAATAGGTTGACCAGTAGGTGTAAACTTATTTGGCTTCCAACCAAACTTCTTTAAGTACTCACCAATCTGCTTACGTGAACCCAAGTTAAACTCTGTACGGCTTATCCTTTTTATTTCATCCTGCTCATTCAATGCATCATACTCATCAGAATTTAATCTATACTTAACTCCATCAGAATCCACAGCCATCTTAGATAATTTACCTGCACCAGTTTTAACAGGATATAATATCAGAGTATGTTCTTCAGGTTTAAATTCCTTATGTACTTCTGCAACAGTAGCATCGAGCTTATCTTTTAATGTAGCAAGTAATAGACAGGCATGTCTGACATCAAGTAGAAAGCCCTTCTCTCTTTGCTTGTTTAAGATACCGGCAATGTTCTGTTCTAAGTTTATAGAATCCCTAGAGAACCCCTGCTTCTCTTTACTAAGAGCATCGTAGACTCTTTTGTTTAGGAGTACATCTCTCTCGCAGTATGTCACCATCTCCTGAGAAAAGTGTCCATAATCATCAAACTCAATCTTAGGAAACTTTAGTCTAAAGCCCCATGATTCTAGACCATGATTGCCTTCCCGAACTGGGTTGAATAAACCAGATAACACTAAGGTATCTACTAATGGTTTAGCAGATAGATCAATGCCAGTAAGCTTATGAATGACAGGAATGTCAAAGCCTATAATGTTGTGACCAATAAGTTTATCTGCATCTTGTAACTTACTGAGTCCTTCCTGTAGTGTATTGCCATAGTAAGAGTTTAACTCCTCTGTCTTAGTATCACAGGTACTTAAACACCAAATCTTTGTGGCATCTAAGTCATCAGTTTCTATGTCAAATACTAAAGAACTCATAGCTCTTCTCCATCATCTATATAATCTTGACCATCTACTTCTGAGAGCCTACCAGTATCTTGATTATATAGCAAATGGGTAGCCATTCCTACATCACCAGTATATCTAGATTTGAGTACACGGAGATGAGTTGTCTGAGCTTCTATAGGATCATCAGATTGTTGGTTACGTTCTAAAGCTATAACACAATCAGATAATTGAGCAATAGATTGAGAACCCCTCAAGTGATTAAGCCCTACAGTAACTCCATTCTCATGTCCTCTGTTTCCTTCTACTCTACGCAAATGAGAAACTAATATCATCCCTGCCCCTGTTTCTTCTACAATAGAGCGAAGCCTAGTCATAATACTATCAATAGTTCTGCGCTCATCCCCTTCAGTTGATGATGATACAAGCATATGTAAATGGTCAACTATTATCCACTTACAACCACAGCCTATAATCATGAACCTAATCTTACTAAAGATAGCATCTATATTATTAGCCCCAAAGTGAGCATGAATCCAGACCCTGCCATTATCATATATCCTATTGTATATATCATTAAGATATTGAGGGTCATAGCCTTCTCTAACATGGTCTACGTATAGCCTATCATTAGCTTCTATAGACATCAGACAGTCAAGTGTCCTCATGTCATGCTCTTCTAAGGCTACGATACCTACGTTGTCTTCAGTGTTTGTGATTAACCAATGCTCTAATTCTCTAGTAATACTAGATTTACCTAGACCAGTACCGCCTGTTAAAGTAACAAGCTCTCCTGCTCTAAGACCATACAGCTTTTTGTTTAATCCTTCCCACGGATAAGGCACAGACTCTTTAGTCTCTCTGTTAAAGTATTTATCTTTAAGATCTTTAGCATTGAGTACACCACTTGGAGTATAGATCTTAGCGTTCCACCATGCTGAAGTGTAAGCATGAGCAGATCTCGACCCTTTACGTAACATATCGTTAGCATCTTTGAACTCATCAGGTAAGTTAATTATCTTAGCTTTTCCCGGAGTTAATAATGTAGCTACTTTTTTAGCAGCTTCTTTACCTGCTTTGTCATTATCAAAGTTTATAACTACATTATCGTATTGCTCTAGAAATTCTAGCGATTGTCTAACATCTTTAACTGCAGCGGAAGCCCCATTCTTAATAGAAACTACAGGCCATTTGGAACCAAGCAATTCATAAGCTGCCATTGCATCACACTCACCTTCAACAAGAGTGATAAACTTACCACCAGAAGGCCAGAGTTGTTCCCCAAATAAACCGCTGTCCTGTCCACTACCTTTCCATGTGAACATCTTGTTTTGTTCTCTTACTTTGTAACCTACAATTTCATTAGCTACATAGTAAGGGTAGAGATGCTTTATTATATTACCTTTATAATCTTTTACTGCCTTAACCCCAAAGGCTTTGGCAGATTGTAAAGATATACCACGATCTGTCAACGCTATAAACTCTCCTTCTGCATGGTTCATAGCATTATTCCTATATTGTTTTATATCCACAGGAGGCGGGGCTGTTGATGTCTCACCATTACAAGCCCCTTCATAGTCTCTGAAATGTTTGTTACAACTAAAGCAATGCCCCGATCCATCTTCATTAATGGAGACAGGATCACTGCCTCCACATTCAGGACAGGGCAAATGATATTTGGCAAATGCCATTGGTTAATCCTCTTATTCAATTTTAACATAGGCTTCGTTTACATCTGGTGTATCAGGATCATCAGCAATAAACTTACCGTCTTCATCCCTTGCTCTCTCAGCTATAATCTTAGTATCAAGATTACATTCTAAGTCCATGATGTCAGTCCTCAAAGCTTGTAAAGCTTCTCTCTGAATCATTACCCTATCACTAAGATCGCTCAGTTCTCTCAAAGCTTTCTGTGCTAACTTAAATTTTAATTTACCTTCGGAAGTGAAAAGGGAGACATCAAAGTCTCCCTCATCACTCCTGAATATTCCTTCAGGATATTTACTCATAGTTCATCATCCTCCTCAAGTGATTCTTCTACGTTGAACTCATCTCCTGCTTGATTGTATGTGACTAGATCAAGTATCTGAACAGCCTGTAAATCAAGACCCTTGTAAGTCTGACCCTGCCGTGTAACTTCCCACTCTTTGTATTGAACATTACCAACCGAACCATTACCAACTGATACATCTATCTCTTGCTTAGACTTATCAAATAGTTTTGGTGCAGGTCTGATCAACCCATTAGGACCATTGACCTTACGCTTAACTACAACTGCTGGACCCTCTTCCATCTGCTTTATCTTAAAGCCTCTGGATTCAAAGTCTTTTGCTGTAACGTCATCTACTATAACATTCACCGAATATACTGGCTCATAAGTAGTGTTAGGTACAGTGATTGAAGCCCAAACTAGTGGACGATTTTTAAGTACTGCCATTGTGTATACCTCCATAGGTATGTTGTTGTTAAACCGTTGTTAAACATTATCTTTATTATATTTATTCTTTTTGTGTTTCTCATATCCGTTTTTAGTTTCTTTATACTTATTAGATTGTACCATAGATTTGTTGAATTTACAAGCGTGTTTAGCTACAAAGTTATTTTTATTTCGTAACTCATGTGGCGATTTCCTACGCATTATTATAAATTCCTTTTCTTATAATCAGTTAGCTTCTTTAGTTCAACCCATCCATCATCTAAATATAAACTTACTAATAGCCATATTGTTATATTTATAACTATTAAAACACAAAATATTCCCCATGAAAAAGCCATATCTATTTCCCCGCAACACGTTTATTATAGTTACTTACCTTTACTATATCCTTAAACGTACAAGGAGGACATTTAGTTATCTTACCTCCAGAGTTTAGGTAATCTATTGTCTGTTGTTTAAGTTTTAAACTTTGTTTTTCTTTTTCTTCTATGGTTTGAACATTAAATTTATAAGATCTTTTTACAAACAAATGTTGTAGTTCGTTTCTTTGAGTCTTCATATTACATCTCCA